TCTTTTTCGCGACAGCGTGCTTGGCATCTTTCTCTGGATCGACGGCAGGCTTAGCGGTTGATATTTCAGGTGTTGTCATACTTGGTAGTCCTTTCGTTTATTTTACCTACTCCCAGTGTAGACGAACACGGGCGAAAAGTCAACCCCATATTTTAATATTTTTTACCACGAAAAATCCCCGCTCGCAGTCGGGGACTTTCCGGATACTGTCATTTAAGGCCAGGCGCTGACCACGCTTCGGGCTAAACGATCGAACTACCAATTCTAAAGCTTTTACCCGAAGCAACTGTCAAGCGCCTGGTTCGCTCTAGGTAAGGGTGGGCATCACCTAGGGCGAGCTTGACGCTCGACAACAATGATATCAGAATAGAGACAATTGCTCAACCTCTACTTTGCCGAGTTTAGCGGTCAAGACGATGAGACGACGCTCATCGACATCAACCGTGCGACTGTTAAACTTGGCAGAATAAACCACCAGCAGATCAGACATCACTTTTTGAGCCAGGCCGAGATCAGCGACTGCGGCCTCCAGCTCTTCGTCGGCGGAGCGAACGGCTGGACTTTCCGAAATGGCAATCGCCAGTTTGTCGCGAGCCGAGCGAACCTGAGATTTCAAGTCGTCAAGGTCTTGCTTTTCCTCGAGATCGCCAACCAGATCCTCGCGGTTTTCTTTCGCGGTGCGAAGTTTAAGCTTGGCGCGTAGAATATTCGAATGAGCCAGATAAATCGCGTCTTGAAACTCCTCGCGAGATTTTGGCTGGACATTGACTTCAGCTGGTTCATCATCAGCCGGGACTTCAATAACGTGCTCCTGCACCGGCTGCTCTCGCCGGGCAAGCGCTTGGTCGATAGTTTCAAGCGCCATTTTTGACCTCCTGCTGTTCGGCTTCGCGGCGAAGCTGAGCTTCTTTCATGTGCTTATTCATAGTGCGCCAAACCATGCGGGATTTTGGCTTGAAGCCTTTGTAGGCTTTTGCCAACCGGCGACGCTCGGCACGATTCCGCGGTTGCATTGGGTTCGGTTTGTCTTGCATTGGTAGTTCTCCGTTTAATTTGACTTTTCAATTGTACAATGAGTCCAGTCAGAATTGCAAGTATAACCAGCAGGCGGAACGCAGCCTTTTTCGCCGGCCATCTCATAAAACGGACACTGGCCGACAGTGCCAACGTACGACTCTGGATCGCCAGGCGTTACCGGCTTGTCGGTAAATGGAATGTGCGCGCCTTGCTGCGGAGCGGGAGCTGGGGTCGGTGCCGGCGCAGGAGTAGGAGCAGGAGAAGCCGGCTGCGACTGAGCTACCGGTCGTCGCGTTTCAGTATCTCGACTACTATGCATACCTGGACGATTGCCAGCAGGAACAGGAGCAGACTGGTCAGTCTGTCCGGTTGTTTGCACCTCTGAGGGTGTCTGGTCGGACGTGTCCGACTTTTCCTCCTTTTTCGCTTTTTTAGCGTCTGTTTTTACTTCTGTGGCAGCGCGAGGCGGCTCAGGAGCTTGGCTGAACGCAAAAACAGCCACGCCTCCAGAAAATGTCACGGCGACTATGGCAGAAGCGATCAGGACGCTACGCTTGGTTGTCTTTGGTAATTTCATGGTGATTCCTTTCGTTTAATTTGATTATCGAGGGAGGCCGATGGCCGACTATAAGTCGGCACATCGGGCATCGCTCAGCGTGGTGGTTGCAGTGCTGAAGTCGACTGCGGTGAAGTGAATGGCGTAGCCGTAAAGCTTGCGGCAAACAACATCATTCAGCTCATCTGGTGCTAGAACGATGCGGTCGTCGATGGTGGTCTTTTTAAGCTCGATGGTGAGTACTTGACCGTCCTCAAGCATGAAGTCGGCCGTGCGAGCCATCATGATTAGAAGCTCGGCCACATCATCAAGGCTATTGACAGCTAGCGTGTTATGGTTGGTTTTGACGAAGTATGTCGCTTGGTAGGTTGCTTGCATTTTTGGTAGTCCTTTCGTTAACTTGATTGTACTCTTATATTAGCAAACACGAGCGATAAAGTCAACACTTTCAGCAAAGATTATTCGACATTTTTATGGGGTTGTGGAAAACTCCCGCACAATCAGAGGTCGGAGCTGTCATCACGCTGCCGATTGATAAGCTCATTGACTGCGAACAAAGCATAGGCATCAGCGTAGTATATGCTCGATTGACGACGAGCGGTGGTCTTTCGCGGAGATATCAGCGAAGCGATCCTCCAGACCAGCCGGTCGCGCCGGCAAGCATGAGCCAGCCGAGACTTCGCTATCATCAACAGCTCCTCGTCGGTTTTATCTTTCAAGCCTTGCCAGCCACGAGCGACCAGGACGCGGCGAACATTTTCAGGTTTTCTAAACAGCGACATAATCCTCCTCATAACATTCATCAAAGCCAGAGTAGCCGTAGTATTCGTTATAAGCCGTCATAGCGTCTTCATCGATTAAACCACCGCAGCATTCGCAGATGTAAAACGGGCAGTCGACCTCATAATTCACCGCACGAGCCGGCGACATCAGCAGAAACTCGCACAAGCATTCATGCGGCGGATTGACCGCCACTGGGGCGGGAGTTGGCAGATCTAAATTTACAACATTAATCTTTGTCATTTTTGTCCTCAATTCTTAAATAACCGATCAGGCGAACTTTACCAGGGCCATTGTAGTTGTGGATTTCCATACAATCAGTCGGGTGAAAATCCTCCGGAAGCCGATAGACCCCGGCGTAATTTCCAGCCGAGCGGCCAAGCCCTATGAACCTCATAGGCTGCGGTCGCTGCACTGGCAAGGTGACCACGAAGCGGTCTCCCTCGGCGAGGTGGCGGACTACGCCGTTAAACGCGTCCGCCACAACGATATTGTTCGTCATTAAAACTCCTCGCCCAGCAGGCGGCGCTCAAGAGCGTCGGTCACTGTTCTGATATCCTGGATTTTTTCAGCCACGTCCTCTTCCCAGGTTTCCTCGGCTTCACTTTTAATAGTCTCCAGAAGCTCGTCATTGACGAGAAGTTGTAGTTTTTCGTACAACTCTTTGCTGGTTAGGTTTGTGAGTTCGTAGGAGGATAACATTTTTGGTAGTCCTTTCGTTAACTTGATTGTACTCTTATATTAGCAAACACGAGCGATAAAGTCAACACTTTCAGCAAAGATTATTCGACATTTTTATGGGGTTGTGGAAAACTTGAGGTGGCCATGAATCTCCTCCCAGGTTTTGAAAACTCGGCCACAAGCCGAACACCAGTAAACAGAATCGCCTGTCTTTTTCGTGCGGCGGCGCTGGGCCAGCCGGTGCTTTTCGCCGTTAGCAGTTTTGACCGTAAAAATGTGAGCGTAGCAATCGATGGTTGATTCCTGGTGATATTCGATGAAGTACATGGTGATGTAGCCGCACCGGCCGCCGGAAGCGCCATCATCAGGATTCAGCTCCTCTGGCTCTTCATCTTGCCGTTTGGCCCGAGCGCGCCAGTACCACGACATGTCAACGCCGCGACTTTCCATTTCGTGAGCGCGAGCGTCAGCGTCGGCACGGCTCATTCAATGGCCTCCAGCTCCTGCTTGAGCAGCCAAGCGAACATACGCTCGGGACTTTTGACGGTTGGATCAAGAGCCATCGACTGCAAATAGAGAAGCTTCTGCGTGCCGAGTTTCAAAACGGCGTTGCAGTAAAACGGCAAGTACCGCCGATCACAGAACACTCGTTCGTTTAATGACATCACGAAAGACCTCGCGTCAGAATTGGTGATGCCCCTGCGAGATTTAGATTTTTTTGATTTCCCCTCACTGTAAACAGTAATTTTAGCTTGTTTGTTTTTATTGTCAAGCCCTTTTTTTATGTGCAGTTCCGACAAGGTAGCGCAGGCCGTCTGTGCTGTCCTGTCCTGTACTGTTTTGTACATTTAGGTGTTGCCTTTCTACCCCAAGCGTGCTACAATAAAAGAGTTAATTCATACCGTCTCAAAAAGACAGCAAGAACACTCCCAGAGTAGCCGCTCTGGGTTTTTGCTTTGTTAATTCTATACCGTCGCCCCCGTTAGAGATTTCGAGCCTACAATGCTCGGCGACATGCCACCATGATAACTCACCACCCCCCCCACGTCAAATCAAGCCTGTGGAAAACCTGTGGATAACTTGTGGAAAACTCGACCATGAACAGAGGCAGCGGCCGAAAAATAAAAATCCAAGCCGGCTGTTTGTTTTCAAGAATCCCAAGTCGGGGGCTTGAAATATGGGGTAGCAAGCGTTATAATGATAAGCACAATAACTAAACGAAAGGAGCTACCACATGGCTGGAACTGTAGCCGGCGGTAAAAAGGCTGCGGCTAAAAACCTACAAAATAATCCGAACTTTTACCGCGATATCGGACGGATTGGCGGTAGAAACGGTAACACCGGAGGCTTTGCGGCCAACCCGCAGCTAGCGCGAATCGCCGGCGCTAGGGGGGGGCGGATCAGCCGTCGCCGATCAAAAAAAGTAAACACGAGCAAAGCTGATGATTAAAACTCGGCTCAAAGACGGCCGCACCTACGCGAAGTTCGCTGACCTGACCCCGTGGGATAAAAATCCGCGAGATATCAAGCCAGCGAAGCTCAATCAGCTAATCCGCGACATTGAAAAAGCCCGAGCCATCACACCAGACGGCCAAATCAAGCCGGTCATGGTAACTCGCAGCGGAATCGTTGTCGGCGGAAACATGCGAATGCGAGCCTTTGCGAAACTGGCGGTGACGGACGTGTGGGTGTCGATACTCGACACAGACGACCCGAAGCTAGCGTTCGAGTGGGCGATGCGCGACAATATGGCCTACGGCTACTACGAGGAAGACAAGCTAGCTGACTTGGCGCAAGAACTCGACATCGACATTGAAACGCTCGGCGAGCTGATGATCCCGGAAGACCAGTCGGTCAAGACCATCGCTGAAATCATCGGCGACATACCCGAGGATCCGGAAGTTTTCGAGGACGAAGTCCCCGAAATCGAGGAGACCTACCAGTCAAAGCGCGGAGCGGTTTATCAGCTGGGCCAGCACCGAATTATGTGCGGCGACTCAACCAGCGAGGCTGACGTCGAGAAGCTGATGGCTGGCGAAAAGGCGGTGATGGTATTCACCGATCCCCCGTACAACGTTAATTACGCTGGACGGGGCAAGAACACCAGCAACACGATTAAAAATGACCACATGGACGGCGCGAAGTTCCAGGAGTTTCTGGAGGCAGTGTTCGCCACAATGAAGTTCGCTTCAGAGCCAACGGCGCCGGCATACGTTTGCTACGCCATTTGGAACCATCGCGAATTTGAAAACGCACTGAACGAAAACGACTACGGCGTACGCTGCCAAATTATTTGGGTAAAACCAGTTGCGAATATGAGCTGGGCTAACTACCGGTGGAAGCACGAGCCGATCCTCTACGCTGTCCCCGACGGAAAATCGGTCCAGTTTTATGGCGACCGCAAGCAGTACACTCACTGGGAATTTAAGCCAAGCGACGCGGAGCTGCTGAATTGGGCGAAGTCGCTGCTGACCGAAGAAGAGGAGGACGACACGTCTGTCTGGAAGATTGGTCGCGAAAACGTCATGGGCTACGAACACCCGACCAGCAAGCCAGTGAAGCTGCCTGCCAAAGCGATTCTGAATTCGAGCCGAGCCGGCGAGACTGTGCTCGATTTATTCGCTGGGGGGGGTTCAACTCTTATCGCTTGCGAACAGACTGGTAGGATTTGCCGAACAATGGAACTTGACGAGCGATATGTCGATGTGGTGCGCAAGCGCTACGCTCGCTTTATTGGTCGCGAGGACGATTGGGAAGCGGCGACACCAGAGGTAAAGTAACATAACCACAATGGAGACTGAAGATGGAAGCAAAACCATTTGAATATAAAAGCAGCCGAGGCACGACATACTATCTGTACAGCCACGTCACCACGCTGCGAAACAAGCAGAAGCACACGATTTACTTCTTCTCGACGAAAAAGGGACTGAAACACAAGGCTGAGCCGGCAGTGCCAGCTGGCTATCAGGTCAAAGAAGTCAAACGTAACGGATTTGTCTTATTGGCAAAGGTACGAGGCTAACATGAGAGTGACGGCAGAATGGGTAGCGCCGGGCCACCCGGACAAAATATGCGACCGGATAAGCGACGCGATTCTTGACGCTTGCCTGCGCGAAGACCCAAAATCACGAGTGGCGGTCGAGACGTTAGGCGGCCACGACCTGCTGGTTATCGCCGGCGAGGTGACCACCAAGGCCGAAGTCAACTACGAGGACATTGCTCGCAGAACAATCGCGAACGAAAAAACCAAGATCATCGTGAACATTGTCGAGCAAAGTCCCGAGATTGCAAACGGCGTCGATAACAACGGCGCAGGCGATCAAGGCGTGATGGTTGGCTACGCAACCGCCGAGACTAAAGAACTAATGCCGCTTGAGGTTTGCTTGGCGCGAAGCTTAAGCGGTCACCTGAGAGCTGGCCGCAGCCAACTGCAGGACGGCAAGACGCAAATAACGCTTGATCACAACGGCGACCTTGAGACAATCGTCGCTAGCTGGTGCGGAATGAGCCGAGACGAGATCAAGAATATTATCGAGAGGTGGCTGTCGACTGTGCTGCTTGATTATGATGTCGCTGCAGCAGATACTCTGTCAGTGCTGATTAATCCAGCCGGCGATTGGAATATTGGCGGCTTCGATGCCGGCACCGGCCTGACCGGCCGCAAGCTGGCCATCGATAACTACGGGCCACGAGTGCCGATCGGCGGCGGAGCTTTCAGCGGCAAAGACTTCACCAAAGTCGACCGAAGCGGGGCCTACATGGCGCGGCACTTGGCGATTCGCTGCCTGATGTATTACCGAAACGATATCACGCAGGACGCTGCTATCGTCGACTTTAGGCCAGTGGCTGTTATGACGCGCCTAGCCTACGCGATCGGTTATCCACGGCCGGTGGAAGTCACTGCCACGCTTTATCGCGAAGACGGAAGCTTCGAGGTGCGAGACTTGCTGCGCGAAGACATCGACGTTATCTACGGCTACGACCTATCGCCGGCAGGAATGATCAAACACCTGGACTTGGGCGGAAGCAGTAATCCAAGCTGTGAAAGCCTGGCGATGTTCGGGCATTTTGGCTGCTGGGGTTTGGCGCGGCCGACGTGGGAAAAGCTCGACGTAGAGTACGCTCCAACTCTCGCCTCAATAATAAATTCAGAACACAAAATCAGGGAGGCAAAATGACACAATACAGATTGAAGCACGACCTGCCGAACGCTAAAGCCGGTGATATATTCGAGGTCGAGGAGGGCTGTGTCGGCATGTTTAAGATTGATAAAAGCGGCGAGAATAACGAAAGAGAATACTTTTTCGACACAGGCGAAGTCGTAAACTTTGGCTATTGGTTTCAGCTAGTAGAATCGATTCCGGGCGATATCTCATTCAAGCCGGCCAAAGGCAATTACTGTTGGTATCTAAACGGTCGACTAGCACCGGCTAAAAAGGTTTGGCTAGACGACGAATCCGACAACGAACTTCGAAATTTAGGTTTAATTTTCAAAACCTGCAAGGAGGCGTACCGCGCCCGCATGGCTCGGCGCGCCAAAGTCAGAATCCAGCGGGCCGCTCTCCAGACCGGCTTCAGACCGAAGTGGGATCAGCTCACTCAGCCAAAATGGTATCTGGTGTACAACCTGAAGAGCCGCAGACTTGTGCCGGCGCTGGCTGGCCCAGTGAACCCAGGAGCAATCGCCTATTATGGCGATCCAGGTCCTGCGATTCGCGCCGGCCGAAAATACCGCAGAGAATATCTGCTGTGCTTAGGCGTGATTGATGACCCGGAAGCGCCGCTGCCAGAGATTGACAATGAAAACGATAACGGCGCATTAGGCTTCCGTCAAGGCTCGATATCAGGGTACAGTATTGGTTGGTGGGGAATTGATAAAGGAAAAGATGACAGCGACGAGGACGAGAGTGATGACAGATGAAGTGCCGAAGCTTGACGAGCGCAGCCTGCGAATAGTTGCGCTCGCCCGCTCGGGCGTTGGCGGGGAAAAAGAAAACGCTCGAAGAATACTACGCCAGATTTGCGAGAAGAAGCACCTGGACTTTGACCAAGTGCTGGCTGGCACGAACGACGAGATCACCGAGCGCAGGCTTATACTTGGCCGCTTGACTAAAGATGAAGTGAGCGTCATCGCTCGCGTCATCATGAACTTTGGAATGGACGAAGACCACAAAACGCTCAATGTATTGTACTACAACAATAAACCAACCGGCTTTGCATTTGAGTGCAACAAAGCGACATTCATCGAGACCGAGCATGCGGCAAACATTTATCTGCTGGCATTTCGCAAAGAACGCCGCCAAATATTAAACAGCCTCAGCACGGCATTCGTCATCAAGCAGCAGCTACACATGCCTGACTTTTTGCGAGAGGAAATGACCGCAAATGACGACCGAGAGCTGACCGAAAAAGAGCGAGAGAAGCTGGAAAGCGACCACATCCGAGCCGTTATGATGGCGGCCGGCATGGACGGTGTCCAGGTTCGCAAAGCTTTAAGCAGGGGAGAATGAAATATGGAATCGGAAAATAAAACAGTGCAGCTGCCGCAGACTAGCCTCGGCATGCACAACCTAATGATTGACCTATCGCTTGAGCTGGAGTGTATCGTGGGCGGATTTCAGAACTGGGATCTTGACCCCGATAACCTAAAACACATGGCAGCGGCTGCAAAAATCATCAAAGACATATCAAAATACTGTGTTTACGATCAGGAATACGCTGACGCAAAAGAGCGGATACCGGAGATGATCGACAAACTCGATAAAGCTTATAACGGGGGAGAGGAGGATTAACAAAGATGGTCACGCTACAAACATTCGACCTTTGCAAACAGCTGCACGAGCTGAAGCCAGACTGGATACCGGAGGATAGGCTATTTATCCGGCGCAAGGGCGACAATCCAGAAATTGTCAAAGATCCTAAATTTGTCTATCGGTTCGATGAAGCACCGAGATTTACAGTCGACTATTTGCTAGAGAAGCTACCGAACCGCATTACTAATGATTGCTGTTCTGGCGTATTGACGCTCATCGCCGATAAACCAAGAATATTCAAAAACGGTTGGATGGCGGGCTACATCGAAGACACGGGCCAGCCAATGCAGGGCAATCTGTACGCTATTGGGAAAACCGCACTGGACGCGTTGCTAGAGCTGACTATCGAGATGATCAAGAGCGAGGAGATCTAACCATGTGGCCATCATGCGAAAAATGCGGCAGGCTCTGTATGAGACTTGACGACAAGCTATGTGTGTTTCATAGAGCTGATCGCGGCGACTACAACAGATCAAAGCGCGGCACTCGCCGCAAGAAAGCCAAGCAGGCTGAGCCGGAGAAGCCGGAGAACGCCAAGCCAGTATTCCCATGGTCGACCAAAGATGGATACTTCAATGGCGATATGTTCGAGGATTGGCTAAACTCGACGCTCGATCCAGATGACCCGTACCTCAAACTGCAGCGAGTGATTAAGGCGAGAGAAGCTTCTATCTATAGCCAGTTCGTGGACGATGTCAGAAGCCTGCTGAAATCTCTGGTGTTGAATCGGAATCGGCAGTAGCCAGAAAGCCGGCGGATAATCCCCGCCGGCTTTTATCTCGCCAGGTTTTATTTTACGCGGCGGTAGCTCTTGGCTTTGGCTGCGTCATGCTCGTAGTAGGTGCTGATGGTGATACCGTCGATAATCTTGCCGCAGATGTAGGCAGGGCCGCACATGCTTTTAGTTTTGTTTGACAAGCGGACGAACTCGCCACGCTCGGCAAAGCGGCGGTCAAGCTCTTTGTGAGTAGCGTCAACCAGCTCGTCAACATCTTTGAATTCAGTGCCGACCAGCTCCATGCCGCCGCTCCTGGAATTGAGAATGTGTAGCAGCCGTGGTGTGTCGTAGCTTTGCAAGGTTGTCATTTTGGTAGTCCTTTCGTTAACTTGATTGTACTCTTATATTAGCAAACACGAGCGATAAAGTCAACCATTATTCCAAATAAAAACGGATAAAATACGCATAAAGTACGAGTAGCCTGTGGAAAACTCACAAGTAGTAAAAGCAAACAATCGCACCAGAAGCCACGTAGCCACACGTAAGAGGTAGTAGAGCATTGATTAAACGAATTTGGTATTATTAAGACAGAAAAGGCTAGGAGGAATTATCAATGACTAAGACAAGCAGTACGACGAAAACAAAGCGTAAAAAGACAGCAGTGCCTACGTATAAGTGGGACGTGGTTCAAGCCGAGCATGAATACGTGACCGATTCAAAGATGACCATACTTGGCATAGCTAAAAAATATGGGATAAGTAATAGGACGGTTTCAGTTTACGCTGCAAAACATGAATGGACGGAGAAGCGCAAGGCATGTATGGACAGGGCGCTTGAGAAGACCATGGACGAACACGCCAAAATGATATCCGAGCGAAACACCGCTCACCTGGGCATGTGGCGAAACGCACAGATAGCAGCCATGAACGCTCTGAAGCGAGCCGACAGCCAGAAAAAGACAGGCGACGTGACTAAATCGATTTACGCCCTCCAAGCCGCCATTGACGGTGAACGAAAAACCCTTGGCCTGCCTACCGTCATCAACAAGACCAGCGAACCAACCGACGACCAAGAGCGCGACACCCTGAACCTAGTAGAAGCCGCCGAGCGAGCTGAGCAGTTGCTCAAGGAAGCAGATGAAAAGGCCGGCGAATCTTGATGAAGCGCGTGCCATCGCCGCAGTCATGGAAGCCAGCCGACGAGACCCGAACTTTTACGTAGAGAACGTCATCGGCGACAACCTGTGGGAGAAGCAGCAGGACGTGCTGCGGGCGATTGCCAAAAACCGTATCGTGACCGTCGCCAGCTGCCACGGTATCGGCAAGACGCACCTCGCCGCCCGAGCCGCTCACCAGTTCCTGAACACTTACAAAAACAGCTACGTGGTGACCACCGCGCCGACGTTCCGGCAAGTCGAGGAGTTGCTCTGGCGACAGATCCGCGCCGTCCACAAGAAATCGGCCATGGCGAGAAGCGGCCGCCTGCTGAAAACCATGCTGGAATATTCAGACGAATGGTTCGCGATTGGAGTTAGCTCCGACGACACCGACAAGATTCAGGGATTCCACCCGGCCAGCGGTAACATCTTGGTGATCGTTGACGAGGCGGCCGGCGTGTCCGAGGAAACGTTCGTCGCCGTTGAAGCTATTATGACGTCGCTCGGTGCGCACGCTTTGTTTATCGGAAACCCCACAAAGCTGAGCGGCACGTTTTACAACAGCCATCACATCGATCCGAAAAGCTGCAAGATACGAATCAGCTGCTTCGATACGCCGAACTTTACGAACAACGGAATCGAGACCATCGAGGATTTGAAGAATCTGGACGAGGAGGCGCTGGAGATTGTCGCACCATACCTGATTACGCCGCAGTGGGCGGCCGACAAGATAACGCGCTGGGGAGTGGACACGCCGATGTTTCAGAGTCGTGTGCTTGGGCAATTCCCGACAGCCGAAGTCAACACGCTCATACCGCTAGAGTTCATCGAGGCGGCAATGACACCAGAGCGACTAGCAGAGCTGCAGGCCGCGCAGAGCAAAGACGAGCCGCTGAGCGTTGGCGTGGACGTGGCTCGCTTCGGCGACGACAAGACTGTCATCACCAGGCGAAGAGGCAGCATCGTCACCAACCAGCACGCCTACTCGAAAGAGGATACCGAGCAAACAGCAGGCCGCGTCAAGATGATTTATCCAGCGCCAGAGTTCATCGGCATTGACGAGGACGGCCTCGGTGGTGGCGTGGTCGACAAACTGACCCACGACAAGATCGACGGCGTGGTCGGCATACTCAACAACTCGTCAGCACGCAAAGATGATACCGGGCTGACGTTCGTCAATCTGCGGTCGCAGCTGTGGTGGAACTTGGCCGAGCGGTTCAAGAGCGGCAAGATTTACATACCGCCAGAATTTACCGAGCTGGCCGCCGAGCTATCAGCAATCCGCTACGACATTACGCGGCAAGGAATCGCCGTGGAAACCAAAGAGCAGCTGAAGAAACGCCTGCACCGCTCGCCAGACAGAGCCGACAGCTTGATGTACGCATTTGCCAACTTTGTGCAGCAGGCTGAAGTCCAGCGAATCGCCGTGGCGAGGAGGCGACAAAAATAAGGGCTATGGTGTACAATGATTTTATAAAGCTATAACAAAGTAGGAAGCGCACTCAATGAATATCAGCCTAACATTCGCCAAAGACAAAAAAGACAAGCGGACACCGCCGAAGCTCGACCAGCAAACCGGCTCGGCAGTGACCAAGATGCAGAAGCTGTACGAGAAGTACGCGGTGGACAATCGCAAGCTTAAGGCGGCCGACTTTGAGAAGCTACGCAGCATTGACGGCACATTCCTAGCAATCAACAACCTGCTGACGCTGCCGATTTTGGCGAGCGAGTGGGCGATTGAGGCTGACGAAGAATTCGACCCGACCGGCGAGCAGGCTGAACTGGTAAGAAATTCTTTCGAGTTGCCGCCAGAGCGCGGCGGCATGTCAACGCCATTCCACTTGGTGTTAGCTGAGATGTTGCGAGCCTTGAGCGAGGGCTATCGCTACTTTGAAAAGGTCTACACGTTAAACGCCGACGGCAAAATCGTCTACCGCAAGATTGCCGGCTACGACGCAAACACAATCACCATCAGAACCGACGACAAGGGTGGGTTCGATGGAGCTGACCAGCGCATCAATCCCGGCGAAGAGCCAGTCCACATACCAGTCGAGAAATCATTCCTGTTCACGAATAGCAAGGAGCGCAATTGGCTCAAAGGCGAGAGCTTATTCACTGCGGCCGCTTATCACTGCGAGGAGAAGCACAAGCTGTACTACTTCGGACGTCTCCAGGCACAATCCGGATCGATACCGCCACGCGTTGCAGTCGCCGCCGAGCGAGCAACCTCTGATCAGATGAGCGATGTCGCTGAGAGACTGTCGGACACGGTCGAGATGAACAGTGCCGTAGTTATGCCGTTTGGCTATCAGATGGTCGACGCAAAGACGAGTCAGCGAGTGGACATCATGCCGCTCATTGACCACCACAACCGAGAGATGACCAGAAGCGTGCTGGCCCAGGCAATCATGCTCGGCGACAATTCAGGCGGGAGCTGGGCGTTGAGCAAAGACCAGACCGACCTGCTCAACCTGGTGCTTGAGGGAATCATGAAAAACGTCGAGTACCACATCAACGCCTACCTGATACCAGACCTGACAGAGTTGAACTTTGCCAAGCCAAGCTATCCGCGATTTAAGTTTGCCAAGCTGGCCGACAGCACCGTCGGCATGTTGTCCGACGCATTCACTCAAATCCTATCGCAGCGGCCAGAAGCTCTGTCCGACGAGCTAGTACAATCGATTGTGGAGCGCATGGCTCTTCAGATGGGCATTGACCTAGGCGAGATTGAAAAGGCACAGGCAGAAGCCAAGCTCGAGCAGAAGTCACGATCAGAGGAATCCTCCCGTTTTTTATCGAGCAGCGCCGAACCGACATGGCGGCGCGAACTGAACGACGCTGAGAAAAACGTAAACCTGTCCGCCCTCGACAAGAAAATGGACACGCTCGAGGATACGCTCGACGCAGAGACTGAATCGATATTCGAGGCAGTCAAGGACGAGGCCACCGAGGCACTCAAAACGCTTGAAAAGCAGGGCAAGGAACTGAGTTATAAAGTTAGCCAAGAATTGCGACAACGCTACTTCAAAACGCTTCAAACAGCAATGACGGACGGCTTCAATTACGGCAAAACCGCAGCAGCGAATGAACTCGGCAAATTAGCGCCGGCGACAGACAAGACCGACAAGCAACGAATCGCCGAGCGAGCGCAAGAATTCGTCGACCTGCAGTTCGGCGATGTCGAGGCTGAGATAGCCGCACTGGTCGGCGGCCAGGATTCGAGCGAGATGGCGCGCCGGCATTTCAGCGAGGGAGCTATTGACGATGTACTGGACGACCTGGCGATAGCACTGCTGGCCTACTTGGCCGCCCACACCAAACCAGGCAATACCGTGGCGGTGGCCGAATCAATCAACACCGGCCGAACCAAGACGTTCAAGAAGTACGACGAGGACATCGACCGATACGTTTACTCAGCAATTCTCGACAAGAAAACCTGCCAGACCTGCCGCGAGCTGGACGAAAAGGTAGCAACGCCAGAGGAGTACGCCACCACACCGTGGCAAACGCCGATCCATTTCAGATGCCGCTGTATCTGGATTGCAGTACTTGCCGAGGAGGAAGAGAAGCCAGAGATAACCGGCATGCCGACCATTGCTGGCGGATTAGCAGGAAGCCAACTGCTGCAGCCATCTACCTAAAAGTGATTAAAATATGCTATTGTTAAAACAGAGGAAAAAATGTCATGACAAAGATTAATCAACACAACAATACGCGAACGGTAGTGATGCTCTCCAGCAGCACACTATCCGCCAAGGACAAAGGCGAAGAGGGCGACTGGAAAGGCCGCCGCTTCCGCAAACAGATAGCGGCGTTCGGCCAACTGTATTCTCCGCTCGACGGCGAAGAGTGCGAGCTGCTCGATGAAGCGTGGGCCGAAGAAATGCTGGCCAACTTTGAGGCCAAGCAAAGCGGCAAGATACCGACGCTGCCACGAGTGAGCATTCCGTTTGATCACTGGAGCGGTACGAAAGACAACGCTGGCGAGGTGGTGGCTCTGGAGATTGTGCCGGGCGACGGCGTGTACGCCACGCTGGAAATCCGCGACTACGAGGCTTTATACCGGCTAGAGCAGGACTTGGTGTTTGACGTATCGATGTGCTTCAACTGGCACTACATCGACACCCGAACCGGCGACGACCGCGGAATCGTGCTGGAGCATGTCGCTCTGGTCAATGACCCATTTATCACTGGCATGAACGCATTTGAAGAAGCACCTGAGCAGTTGAAGCGAGACGAGGTAGAGGCAGCCGAAGCCTACCTCGATAACTTCAATCGCCGGACAAATGCGGTCGTGATGTTTAGTAAAAATAAAGTAGAGGAGCTTGCAAAAATGCGCAAACATTTCAGCAAAGACACCGAGGGCGAAGAGCCAGAGGTTGTCGAAGTAACCAATGACCGCGACTTTGATGTGGTCATCACCGTCAAAAACGACGACGGCGAAGATGTCAGCAAAACCGTCAAAGCTGGCGAAACCGTAGAAGTCCCAGCCGACCAAGAAGAGGCTGTGAAAAAGCAGATTGCCGACGCTAAAGATCCGAACGAAAAAGAGGGCGAGGGCGACGACAAAGAGAACATGTCTCGTGAGGGCGAAGCCGACGAGGACAAAGACGGTGACGACAAAGCTGACGAGGGTGATGGCGAGGCCGACGAGAATGAAGCCGACAAGAAAGGCGAGGGCGAGGGCGACGACAAAGAGAACCTGAGCCGGAGTGAGCGCGAGGAGCTATCACGGCTACGCGCTGAGCGAAACCAAGCCAAAGCTGAGACCGCTTATCAGACAATGCTGTCCGCTGGCATGATTGTCCCAGCCCAAAAAGACGCGTTCATGCAGCTGCACCAGAACCTGAGCAAAGCCGGCGGCCGCGTTGAATTTAGCCGCGACGGCAAAAAAGTTGAGTTATCTACAACAGAATTGCTAGAGGAGCTTGTAAAAGCGGGCGGTAAGCGTGTACAATTTAATCAGACGGGCTCGACAAACGGCGAAGCCGCTGACAAAGACGACGCAGCGATAAGCAAGAATCTGTCACAAGAGGAAGTCGAAGGACTAAAAGCCAACGGCATCACCACGAAACAGATCGATGAATTGGCAGCGAAGTCACCAGCCTATGCCGAGGCGATGGCTCGAGTAAAAAGTAACGAATAAAAGGATTTGAAATGACTGCAATCACTTCATTCAAAGATGTTGCTCGTCAAGAAAACAACATCGGCCATCTGAAGCTTGCGCCAGGCGTGAGCATTCCAGAGGGTGCGCTAGTCGGCGTGAACGCGCAGGGCTTGGCAACCAACGCAGCTGAATCTACAGCTGATAAAGTTGTCGGCGTTGCGGCAAGTCCAGCAGGCGCAGGGCTTGGCAAAACTGCCGACCACGTCCAGTTCTGGACATACGGTGTGATCACCGTGAACGCAGCGTTCTCTGCAAAGCAGAGCGACATCGCTGCTTATGTAAAAGTTAAAGATAACCAAACCGTGGATAAGGTGACCTTGCCAGCCGACGCCGGCAAAGAGTGCGGCCGCATCGTCGAGGTGCTGAGCTCAAGCAAAATCCGCATCGCACTAAAAACGGTTTAATAAAGGATTGAAAAAGACATGGAACCAGTATTAGAACAATCAATCCTGACCAACTTCTTCGAGGCTTACGAAGCGACCGAATCAAGCTCGACAGAGCTGGCAATGACCGTCAAATCAAAGGGCGCTTCTGAAGACTACGGTTGGCTTGGTCAGATGCACGGTTTGCGCGAAATGTTAGGCGAGCGCGTGCCGCAGAAACTCAAAGCCTACAAATACGCGCTGCCGAACCGCGAGTTCGAAGATTCAGTCGAAGTCAAGCACTCAGATATCAAGGACGACCAGACCGGCAAATATCTGACGACTGCGCGCTCGATTGGCCAGTTAGTCAAAGAGTTCCCAGACGAGCAAATCTATGGCGAGCTGATGCCAAACGGCGAGAACGCACCATGCTACGACGGTCAGAACTTCTTCGATACCGACCACCCGATCAACGAAGAGACCTCTGCTGTTCAGTCAAACTACTTTACCAGCACGCCGCTGACAGCCGAGAACTTTGCTAAGGTTCGCTTGGCAATGCTGAGCTTTAAGGGCGACAAGGGCAAGGCCGTCAATAAGAAGCTCGACCTGCGCTTGGTCGTTCCTGTACAGCTAGAAGCCGCCGCAAAGGCGATCGTTGAGCCAGAAAATATCGTCGTTGGTGGCGTTCCGGTGAAGAACCCGAACTACAACGCAGCCAAGGTCAAAGTCTCCAGCGAGCTGACAGCTGAAAAAGACTGGTACTTGATTAACGTCGCTGGCGAAATCAAGCCATTCGTTATCCAGGAACGCGAGTACGAGCCATTGAGCTTCCTCGGCGAAAATAGCGAAAAGGGCTGGTGGAACAAGAAGTACTACTTCGGTACTTATTGGCGAGGCGCATTCGGCTACGGCTTGTGGCACCGCGCTATCAAGTGTAAAGGCTAACCGCCGACACGCAGAGAAATCGCCTCCGCTGGGGGCGATTTTTTGTGTTACAATTTAAGTATGAACTAACTTCATAAGAAAGGGATCGAAATGCCAAAAGTATCATTACGACTATCTAACGAGATAGTCACCAACGGCGTATCCAGGCGGCGCGCCGGCTTGGTTATCCAGCCAGGCAAACCACAAGAGTTTGACGTTGACGACGAGCAATTGGAAGCTTTGCTCGACGACGCGTTCATCGAGGTTACTGTCCTTGACGAAACCGCTTCAGAAGCGACGGAAGCTACCGAGACGACTACTGAGCCAGAGGTTGTCGAGGGCGAGGTTGAAACCGCTTCAAACGAGGGCGAAGCAGAAGTCGAAGAGGCTGAGGCCACTGATGTTGAAGTGCCAACTCCATCGAGCATTAAAAAGCAACCACGCGAGGCTGTCGTGGCACAAGCCAAAGAGCTTGGAATCGAGCTGGACTACGAAAACGAAACTGCAGTCACCAAGCAGGTGATGGCTGACGCTATCGTCGCAGCTCTCAAGGCGCAAAAGGAAGCTGCCGAAGCAGCACCGGAGGCGTAGAACTTTCATGAGCGCCAAGAACTTCACCTCCCTGCACGATATCCGGCGAGAAGCTGGGTTGTTGCGGCAGACCACCGACAAACACGTCATCGGTGAAGTTGATGGCGCGAACCGAGTGTTTTATGCATCGCAAGCACCGATCGTTGACCGCGACGGTGATGATGAGGTTACCAAGGCAGATGTCACTGCCTACGTTGACGACGACGCGGTGGCGGTTGAATCGGTGGACGCTGCCACTGGTGCTGTCGTCCTGGTTAAAGCACCGAAGCCAAACGCCAGAGTGATACTGGCCTACGAGTTCTCGGCCATCGAGCAGTCGGAAATTGAGCGGCGGAGACAGTCGGCCGAGGACTGGCTGAAGCGAAAAGTCTCCCGAGTTTACAACTGGGCGACGCTGGACATGGCGAATTTTCCAGATGTATGGGAAGACGCAGTCAGACTTTATGCGGCCGCTCTGCTGCAAATCAGCGACTGGGGAACGAACGTTGACGTTGACGGTTCGAGCAAAGACGGCTACATGAAGCTGAAAACCGCCAAGGACATGATCGACGAGTGGGTGGAGGACGCGGCCAACCTAGACCCGACCGACCCGAACATTGCGGCGGCCACCTCGGGAGCGTTTGCCAGCGACGGTGACCTGGTCGGCCGAATCAAGGGAAACCGAGCGCCACTAAGCCCCGAAGTCGAGTTCTTCAATAAGAGGCGGTAATCATGGCGGTTTATATCTCCGGTCATGTTGAGGGAGACACACAGATATCCCGGCAATTTATGGGATTAGAAACCAACCTCCAGAACTTTCACAAGCCGCTCGATAAGTCACGCAAGCAGCTGCTGAAGACCACCGACGCGAACTTCGGCGTATCTGGTGCGTTGATGGGTGGCTGGCAGCCGAGAACGCAGATATATTCCTGGCCGCTTTTACAGCGAACCGGGAGAATGCGCGGGGACTTCCGCTCCAGCGTTAAAATCAGCCGCATGGAGATTTGGAATCCAACGCCATATTTCAAATATAACCAGAGCAACCGACCGCGCAGGAAGCTGCCGCGGCGTGTTATGTTAAAAATAATCGCGCAAGACAAACGGCGAATCATGAAGTTCTTTCACGACTGGCTGGTTGACGAAGTGCGAGAATCGAGGAGGGGCTAATGCCATTAAACCGAGCGCAGTACCGTGATCCAGTGATCGCGGCCATCATCAACTATTTAAAGCCGAAAGCACACCCAGACATTCGCACATGGTATTATGGCGACACGCTACTGATCAGCAAGAGCATGCTGCCAGCGGTGAGCGTCGCCATCGATGGCATGACGCTTGAAACTGATTCGACTGGCGACGACGTGACCAAAATGGCGATCACCATCAGCGTCATTACCGACATCAATGCTAACCAAGGCCGCGACTTTGACGTTGAGGCCGGCACAACGGAACTCTACGAGATTGTCTCTGGCAAGGACGACAACTTCATCTATACCGACGACAGTATCATGCGGCTGCTCCGCGAGAGGGTGCAGCTGGCATACGCGACTACGCCAGACGGCGAATCGGTGAGCGTCATGCTCGGCATTGAAGACCAGCCGCTGAGCGTTGACTTCGGCATTGGCGTGGAGCGGCGCGGGCCTGGTATTTTCAGCGTTGAAGCGGCAATCCACACGACCGCATACATCTACGCTCCAAAAATCGAGGAGAAGTACTAGCTGTCAAAAAGCTTCTGCCGTGCTACAATTAAAAGCAGAGGAGAACTCGATGGCAGAACTAAATAACAAACCAACCAAACCAGCGCCGGAAGTTGCACCTGAGCCGGCGGATTCTGGTGTCAAGGAAGCGTACTACTTCCCTGATTTTGAGGGTCACGAAATATCAGTTCAAGCCACCTCGCAAGAGGAGGCTGTAAAATTGGCAAAAGAAAAAATCGCCAAGGAGGTAAACAATGGCTAAAGTTATCGGCCGACTGACCACCATATTTATCGGCAACGAAACTACCCGCGGTACGCTCGGCACGCCGACATTCGCAGTGCCAACCAAAACGCTGAGCATTGACGACAAGCCGACGTATGTTCACAACGATAGTGCCTACGGCAACATCTCAGAACACAACGCCAGCGACGTTATCAACGTCACCGCTGAGGGCGGCTACGACGGCAAGGTATTCGACCACATCATCGGCGCAGAGCTACGAGCCGTATTCGGCCAAGCTCCAACCACGACAGACAAAACCGGGGCGAAGCAGCACGTATTCAAAATGGCAAACAACAACAGCCACGATTCACTCTCGATTTTCGTCAAAGAGATTGAGCAGAAGTATTCGTACGAGCTGGGTATGGTTGAATCGTTCACGATCACCGCAGCAATCGACGACTACCTGATGAGAAGCATCGACTTCAAGTCGCGCCGCTCAAAGGCTTGGACACCTGCGACACCGCCAGCATACACTCGCGGCAATGAATTCTTGGCGCGAAACCTGGCAGTGAAGATGGCCGACACAGCCGCAGGACTTGCCAGCTCGCCAGTCCGAAAAATCAAGTCATTTTCTCTTGAGATTTCAAAGAACCTGGACGTGCAATATGTGTTCGGCACTGACACGCCAGACGACATTCAGAACCAGCAGCTGAACGTCACCGGGTCATTCGATTATTACCCAGCACAAGAGGACGTGCGGCAGGTATGCCTGAGCGGCAAGCCGCAGGCCATTCAGTTTATCGCCGAGAACAAAGCAGTGAATATCGGAACTGGCCAGCACCCAACGCTACAATTCGATTTCCCAACCGTAGCAATCACCGAAGACAGCCGAAGTCGTGATAACAACGCAGTCGAGACGCGAAGCGCAAAGTTCCAGGCAAACTACAGCCTCGAGGACGCTGCAGCGATCACCGCAACGCTGATAAACATGGTTACTAAATATTAATTCGAGCAAAGGAGTAGGAGATGCCACGAATTAGCAAAGACAATATCAAAATTACAACGCCAGTGCTTGGTTGCGATGTCGAGCTGCTGCCATACGCCACAGCAGAGCTGTCGCAGATGAACGAAGCGGTGTTCTTGGCTTATGCGAACTTTGACCTCAACGGAGCGGTTCAGGGCGAATCAATGAGCGAGGACGATATCAAAGAGACCATGCGATTTGATAAGCTGCCGGCAACCGCCATCAGCGAAATCAAGAACAACGCCATAAAGTTTTTGGTGGTGTCGGTTGACGGCGACGACTTCGCCGGCGATGATGACGCTAAACTCAAGAGCTTACTGAAGTTGCCGCGTGAGGACTTTGACTTCATTCAAGAAAAGATCGAGGAGATCACAGGAGAAGTCATGAACCCAAAAGACGAGCCGAAGTCAGCGCAGCCTACGCCAAAGCAATAGCCGGCGTTAAGCACGCGAAAATACCGCAGGAGATTCAAATTGCTACCATATGCCAGACTATGGGCTGGACATTTCAGGACTACGTAAGCCAACCTCACTGGTTGATTCAAGCCATCGAGATAAAGCTAAACGAGGAGGGCTACGAAGCTGAACGCCAAGAGGCGGAGATGAGACGAAAATCTAAATATTAAGGGGTAGCAATGGACGACAGCCAGCTCAGACTTGTGATTGAAGCGCAGAACCGTGCGAGTAAGACGCTCAGCCAGATTCAGCGCGATGTCGAGAAGTTGAGCAGCTCGATGAAGTCGAGCATGTCGTCCGCTGCCGGCTCGACCTCATCATTCGCCTCCAAGGCAGCAAGCGCCTTGGACGGCATGGCTTCGGGAATTATGAAGTTAATCAAAACCGCCGCCGCATTCACAGCCGGCGGTGCTTTTGGTGGCAAATATTTTGTTGACCTTGCCAGCAGCCTGCAGATGACGCAGCGCCAGATTGGCGTTTTGACTGGCAGCGTTGGTGAAGCTAACAAAGTATTTGGCCAGCTGTACAATTATACGCTTGGCAAGCCGATCGCATTCCCAGACGCTTCCAAAGCAGCTAAAACGCTGCTGGGATACGGCCGAACCACGCAAACCGTTGTCAAGGATATGGACACGTTGTCTCGCATGTCTATCGTCAACGGCGCAGACCTACAAGCCCTAGCGTTAGTGTTTGGCCAGGTGACCAGCCGCGGCGCGTTGTTTGGCCAGGACGCGCTCCAGCTGATCAACAACAATATTCCACTAACGACAATCCTCGCTCGCCACTTCGGTATATCGATGCAGGAGGCCAGCGAGAAGATTAACGGCGGTAAAGTTAAGGCTGAAGAGTTCGTCAAGGCAATGGAGAACTACGCGGCCAGCCTTGATATCGGCCAGATGACCGACACATTCCAAAACCGCATGATAAGCCTGAGCGGTACGATACGAAGCGTCGGCTTGGAGATACTGGGAATCAAGATTGACCCGATCAAGGGCATGGTGATTGAAGCCGGCGGTCTGTTTGATCAGATGAGCAACCGCGTCACCGAGACCACGAAATTTATCAAAGAACATCGCGAGGAAATCGTCAAAGTAGTGACGTTTATTTTGCAAAACGCAGTCCCAGCGCTCAAAGTCTTGATCGGCATGTACGTCGCCGCCAAAGCGGCCGCTCTCGGCTTTAAGACCGCGGTGGCAGTCAGCGACATCAGTAAAGGCTGGAAAGACGTGACGAAAGTCACGAAAGAGGGAGCGACGGCCTGGACGTTTGTCGGTGCGGCAGCCAAAACCGCCGTCAAGGGAATAACCAGCGCGCTTGGCGTGATGGGGACGGTTGGCAAGGTGGTATTTTCAGGCCTGAGCAGCGGGGCGGCCGGACTTGGAGCGGCCATCAGCTCGATACCGATCATCGGGTGGATAGCTATCGTTATCACCGCAGTGGTTGGCTTTGTAGCTTGGCTTTACGCCACGAACGAGGGATTCCGAAACTTTGTCAACGGAATCGTCAGCCAGATCGGAGCGGTGCTAGGGCAGATAGGCTCAGTGATTGGCTCTGTCATTGGAAACGTAGCAAGCGTCATCGGCTCAGTGATTGGCGTGGTGGTGAATATCGTCGGTACGATTGCAGGAGCGATTGGAACGGCCGCAAGCGTCATCGGCTCGGTGATAGGTGTGATTGTCGGCGTGGTGGCGAAAGGGATCAGCGTTGTCGTTGGCGTGATAAGCACCATCATTGGTGTGATAGGTAAAATCGTTGGCGTAATAAGCAAAGTCATCGGCACGATACTAAATATCTTGACCCCTGTATTCCAGATTATCGATTTGATAATAACCGCCATTGTTGGGCTTGGCCAAATAATTTGGATTATATTTAGCGGAATCGCCGAAGTTGTCTGGACGATAATAAGCACCGTTGTGCAGATTATCGGCGTAGTATTTTATGGCACAATAATGGCCATTTGGAACAACGTGCTTGTGCCGTTTGGCGAGGCGGTCGCTTACATCTTTACTCACATGGGCGAAGTCGTCAGCATGGTTATGAACGTCATCGCGACTGTCGTAGACGTTATCGTTAATGTCATTAGCTCATCAATGAGCGTCATAATGTCGGTTGTCACCACGGTTTGGAACGCCATCGCTGCCGTGATAGCGCCGATACTGCAAGTCATCTGGACGGTAGTATCGACAGTATTCAACGCTATTGTCGGCGTAATAAGCAGCGTGATGAGCGCCATCTGGGGAGTGATCACGGCGGTTTGGAACGCCATATTGCCATTCATTCAGCCGATACTCAACGTGATGAGCGCCGTCATCGGTGCAGTCTTTAGCGGCATTGCAGCCGTGGTAAACGGCTTGATGAACGCCATCAAGAATTACATCATCAACCCAGTGGCGACCGCAGTCGGATACGTAGTCGGCACGGTCGGCCAGATTGCCACCTCGATTAAGAACGCAGTCCAAAACGCCTATAACGCAGTGGCCGGTTTTGTCGGAAACTTTACCAGCGCCGGCAAGAACCTGATCGACGGTATCGTTAAGGGAGTTGCGAGCGCGAAAGACGCGGTGGTCAATAAGATCAAAGAGATTTGTAGCGGCGCGCTCGATGCCGTGAAGAACTTCTTCGGCATTAAGTCGCCGAGCCGCGTGATGGCACAGATGGGTAAGTTTATGATGCAGGGCTGGAGTGGCGGACTGGAAAGCATGCGAGACGCTGTCGTTAAAACCGCCACAGACATCGCCAGCGACGTTTACGACGGTTTGAGTGGTGACATGTCGCTCGGCGGCTTATCGTTCGCAGGAAGCGGTATCAACGGGTCAGGAGCGACGCTCGCTGGCAGTGGCGGTGTCACCAACGTCAGCAACTCCGGCGGCAACCGAAACACGACAAATCAGTTTAATGGACAAATTGTAATAAACACGCCAGAAGCAGCCGACGCGTTCTTCAAGAGACTTGACCGCGATGGCGACCTGGCATCGATGGGAGTACCGACGTAATGAACGGCGACAGACGCAGATTTTTATTAAACGGATTTGACCTCAATAACGGCGGCAACGTCCGAGTGCAATCCACAAACCTATTCGGCATAGCCAAGCGAACCGTCGATAGCGGCGAGCTGGCGCGAGACGACGGCCGAATCTTGCTGAACAGCGGCCGCTTTGCAGGGCGAACCATCTCTGTCGCCGGGCAAGTTTCAGCGTCGAGCCAGCGTGAATGCGACTGGCTAATCGACTGGCTGAAGCGAACGCTGACGTTCGGCCAGAAAATCGAGCTGGCGACGAATTTCCCAGAGGGATACCGAATTTGGAGCGGCGTGGCCACGAACCTAAATATCAGCCGCGGATCATTTGACGTTAGCCGCGCCGGTTTCAGCTTTGAGATGGAATGCGAATCGCCAGCAGCTAGGTCGTCGGTTGGCCTGATTGATTTCAGCGCCGCCACGAACATAAGCACAGCCGCAAGCGCCATCTCCGTCGAAAACATCGGGACATATCGAGCAAAACCTACTATAATCATTAGCAGCAGCAGCAGCAGCAGCAGCACAGAAATAACGCTCGGAAACCCAGACAGCAGCGAATATCTAACATTCAATGCGAACCTGAAAGCCGGCGACGTGATAACGGTCGATTGCGAAGCCAAAACCATTATCCACAACAGCATGCAGTTGCGAGCCAGCGGCACATTCCCGTGCTGGGAGTATGGAGCGGGAATGCTTGAATATCAGGACAGCCTGGCCGCACGAAATCATCAGCTGCGAGCCGTTTATAATCCAAAGTATATCTAAACAGGAGGAAGCAATGCCAAAAACCTACAACGAACGAAAGCGCTCAGTCAAGTTCCTACTCGGGATTGAGGTCGAGAAGCGAACCGGCGGCGTTTATGCTGGCTTGCTTGAGAAACACCCGAGCTACACTGGCGACACCAAAAGCGAGCCGAAAGAAAACTACAAAAGAGGCAAGGTGTCCTCCTGGAAAATTGATGACAAGGACGGCACGGCCACCAACGACAGCGTCGTGGCGATTCAAGTGCCAGGCGGCGTTTTCAGATATTGGGCATTGTTCACGGCGGAAACTGGCGGCGAGATGATCGCGTTTGACGCGCTGCCATGGCCGCTTGAAGTCATGGCTCCCGAAACGCTGCAGGTGCAGCCAGGCAACCTAACTATCGTGGAGGCCTAGCCGATGGCACAGCTCCAGACAAAGAAGCCGCGGTCGTGTTCTATTACCGGAGGCGGCGACTATTTCTATACGTGGCAGAATGCCGAGATTGAGCCATATTCTGGCGAATTTCATTCATCTCTGATATTGTCTGGCAGTAACGCCGTAAATATCGGACGAGCGAAGCTGCGAATTGACGGCCAGGAGGTCGGCAACGTCCACGTTGGCAGCATTGCCAACTTTTACAGTCCACAATTTACGTTGACTGGCACGCTAGCCGACTGGGGCGTGACCGCTGAACAGTTGAAGAGCGGCAACATCGGCTTTTCTTTTAAGTTCAAAATAATCGATGAATACTCTGGCACCACTTGGCTAACCGACGAGGTGGTGCTTGACGGATTCGACCTGTCAACGCTGAACAGCGATGTTGTGCCGAAAAAAATATCGTTTGCCTTTGACGGAGAGGTGAGGCCGATCGGCGGCGGAAGCCAGCTGATGCAAATCGCCAGCGTCCATCTCCTGCTTGAAGCCGACGTCACCTACCGATTTAATATCACCAACGAAATCAAGATGATGGCGACGCTTTCGCAGAAGCAGCCAACCAACAAGGCGGCCGAAGTCATATACAGCGCCTATCTCAAGGACGGAACGTACCTCGGCCAGATAAATACCGTGACCAGCACGCCGGCCATTCAGTCGGAAGTCAACTCGCTGCATTCGCACATGACAATGAAGCTGGCTCAAAACGACGCGACGACGCGCAGCGTAGTGACTGAGATCATGACCGAGATAAACGAAAACATGCTGACTGAGCTTGGCTATAAAATCGTAGGAAGCATGACCACGCCGGTGGGCCTAGGGAGCGGCACGAACATCGATACTAACGTCAATATCAGCGCCAGCGTTCGATACGGCGAATATCTGCCGTGGCTAACCGAAGACGGCAAGACCATCATCACCGAGGACGCGAGAATTATCGTGGTGGCTGACGGCCACCCAGAGGGCCGCTCACTCTTTAATGGCTACATCAGCCAGTGGGAGCTGTCGGCAGGAAACACCGATAGCCAGGTGACCGCGACAGTCCTCAGCCATTCGCAGGAGCTGAATAACATCTATCTGCAGACCGAGGCGGAGGTGGCCTATCAGCACAAGCCGTATGGGCTGGCGACGATGAGCTTCGGTTCGAGGCAATGGGGATACTGCAACGAAATAATTCAGACCATACAGGTAACCGGCGGCAGCAAGACCGTCGCCGGCATCGAACTTTATTCAGTATATTCACCAGGAACTAGGCAAGATTTCATCGGTGGGAATATGACGACACTGTACGCAGAGCTGCTGTCATATTCGACCGACATAAATCACGGAACGCTCGAAGCTGGCGGCACTGCGGTGCTGCCAGTAGGCGGCGGCATGTACGAAAAGCTATTCATACCATTCGATAAGAGTGTGCGAATGACCAGCGGTAAGCGCTTCATCATAAAGCTGTCGGCGCGCGGAGGATCTCGATACGAAAACATATTCCCATATCCAGTAGAACTGCTGGTGGACAGGCGCGGCCGCTTTACCACTGGCCAGGGATTGCAGCACAACAATTATCACGACAATCCATTCTGGCAAGACTTCGGCTGGGATTTGGCATTCTCTCTTTACGAAAGCCCCGGCGACTACAAGCGAGCCTTTTATTCGCAAGACCCAAGCGACATCTTACGCGAGCTGATAGATTTCGCGCAGAAGCAAGGCGCACGCTGTCGCTATACCGAATCCAGCATTGAAGATACCGGCACCAAAGTGACTATTCGATTTAATGACGTGACGACAATTAGCGAAGCTATCGCTGCCGTGTTCAAATCGATGCCGGCCGACTGGCACTATTACTACGACTACGCCGACAATATCGTACATGCCCACCCGAGGCCGACGACCGTGAAGCGAAAGCTCCAGCGCGGCAAAAACGTCATCGGCACACCGAAACTTGTCAAGACTATCGAGGAGCTGGTGAACGACGTGATATTCATCGGCGGCGAAAAAGCAGACGGCAAAACACTCGTAGTGGCCGGCCGAGACGACCGCAGTATCGCCGAGATACGCCGCGGATTCAAAAAACTGTCCGACAGTCGCTACAAAGATGAAACCAGCGCCAAGCTGGTGGTCGAGGGCGAGATCCAGCGGGGCAGCAAGCCGGTATTTTCAGGCGAAGCGACGTTCGCATCGCCAAAATACGAGGCGTTAGATATTCATCTTGGTGAGCTGACACAATATCAAGGCTTCAGTGCAACGATGGACGCGCCAGAAATGCAGATTGTCGCTATCACGCAGAAGCTCGAGACCGCAGAATTGAAATTCAACATACTACGGCCGAGATTATCGAAGCGAATTCAAGACTTGAAGCGCAATATGGACAACCGCGAACGCGAATCAGAGTGATATAATAAAACTAAACGAAAGGAATCAGAAAATGAACCCAGGGCAGCAAAAAATAAGTCAATTTCAGCCGGTAGAAAGCACCAGGGCGAACGATATTATACCGATCGTCCGCGACGGCCAGAACCGATCGATCACAATCGGCAAGTTTACCGGTGTTTTGCCAAGCGGGTGGACAACGCCGGCCGAAAACTGGACTTATAGCAATTTTGACAACGGAATAGCTGCAATCATTGTGCCAGAGGGTGACATTCGCCGCTATCCAAATGGCCTGAGGGTTCAATTTAAGCAGGGAACGCCGCCAACAACCAGATTCGGCATTGTTGTAGCGTCTACATCAACCATGGTTTATCTTTACATGATAAACGGGACGAAACTAGAAAACCTAGAAATACGTGACATCTTTGTCTCGCCAGATTTCGCGCCAGGAACTGACGAGGGCGTCGATTTCTTGAGCGCAGTGCCGACAATAACGACCACTGCAACGGTTGGAGTTCTACAAGGTACTTATACTCGTCATGGAAATTTGGTAATCTGTGATTTGAAAAACACAGCGACTTTTCCTACTTCACAAACCTTAATTAATAACGTGGTTCCTCAAGGATACGGGATTTCTAAAGCTCAAGGCTCGGCGCTGATGGTATTAGGCGGGTGGAACAACCGCGTGCTGAAAGGTATCGCTACTGCTCGATTCTTCGCAGACAGAAGAGTTGAATACGTTTCAAATAACGCATTTAATGAGTGGTATGGCACAACCACCTGGGTCACCGACGATCCATTTCCAGTCCAGTAGTTTTATTCACAACACCACCGCTAAAACTTTGCAGGAAGCTGGCACAAAATGCTAAAATTAGTTTGATGAACGAGCAAAATAAAGACAGTGAAGCGCTGCTGCACGAAATCGATAAAAAGGTGGCGATTCTCTCAACAGATATGGAATACACGAAAAAATCCGTGGCAAAAATTGAGGGATCTGTCGATTCGCTAGTGCAGCAGCTGGCCAGCATGAGATTTGTCACGCCGGAAATTCTGACAAACTACATCGACAAGCACTCGGCCGACCACGACCGAATAAACAACCGGCTCGACACGCTCGAGGAACGATTCAAGGCTGAAGATGCTTCGATGGTGTCCACGTTAAGGCTGAAGTTTAAGGACTGGGCAGCGAACACAATCGTCATATTGGTGATTGGTTTGATGTTGTTTATTCTGATGAAGCTAATCGACGGTAGCGTGAGAATACCGAGCGTGCTATCATAGAGGCATGAGAGTTAAGGCTACTAAACATTCGATCGGGCGATGGGTCGCCCGCATACTTTTGACAATTCTGATAGTGATGATTTTATCTGGAGCGGCCGTCGTTTGGCGGTGGTATCCGGTAATTGACCGCTTGATGAATTGGTGCAAATATTATCCGCAATCGCTTGGCGACTGCAGAGAAGTAATAAGAAAGGGGAGTCAATGAAAGGAATTGACATATCAAGCTGGCAGGCTGGCTTGGACGCTGGTAAAATCCCGGCAGATTTCGTCATTGTAAAGGCGACTGAGGGGACGAACTACGTCAACCCAAGCTGCGATCAGCATTATCAGCAGGCGGCCGCAGCTGGCAAAAAGCTCGGTGTTTATCACTTTGCGAGAAACGGCAGCAATGACGCTATCGCTGAGGCTGACTTTTTCGTCGACAATATCCAAGGCTACAT